AGCCCTTACTACTAATACAACAGGCAATAATAACATGGCTATTGGTACCAGTGCTTTGGTTAATAATACAACTGGTCAATCAAATACAGCAATTGGTTCAGGTGCTCTTCAAAGTAATACAACAGGTGCTGGTAATATTGCCATTGGTGCTTCAGCACTTGATCAAAATACTATTAATGGTGGAATGATTGCAATTGGTGCATCAGCATTGAGATTAAGCAATGGTGGTTTTTCTAACATTGCTATTGGTGCAAATGCTCTTGAATTTAATACAACAGGTGGATTTAACACAGCAATAGGTTTAAACGCTTTAATAAATAACACTACTGGTGAGCAAAATACAGCAATTGGACCTTTAAGCCAATCAGTATCAACTACTGCAGGATTTAATACATCTTTAGGAACATTTTCATTAAGAAATACTACTGGAGGATTTAACACAGCAGTAGGTGCTGGTGCAATGGAACTTAATACTACAGGTGGTGGAAACGCAGCCTTTGGTATTGCTGCACTTCGTGGAAACCTGACTGGCAGTGGAAACATGGCTATTGGTAACAACACTCTTGAAACTGCTACAGCAGGAAATAACAATGTGGCAATTGGTTCAGAGGCTATGAGACTTGCAACTGGTGGTGATGTTAATATTGCTATTGGAGCAAGAGCACTTCAAGATAATACTACTGGTAGCACAAATGTGGCAGTAGGATTTGAAGCACTTGAAAACAATACAACTGGATCAACAAATATTGCTATTGGTCTCCAGGCTTTAAGAAGTGCTACAGCAGGATTTGGACATATTGCTATTGGTCCAGAAGCACTTCAAACCAACAATGTTGCTGGAAATGGATTACTGGCCATTGGATATAGAGCACTCAGAAATCACAATACTGCAAATCAAATTACAACTGCTATTGGATATCAAGCACTTAATAATGCCACATCAAGCAACCAAAACATGGCTATTGGATACCAGGCAATGGCTTCCAATACTACTGGTGGTGGAAACACTGCAGTAGGAGCATTCCAAAACCTTACTAATAATACAACTGGTGCTGGAAACATTGCATTTGGAAATGCTGCTCTTAATGCAAATCGCACAGGTTCTCAGAACACTGCAATTGGTGGATTAGCGTTGCTAAGCAATGTTGAAGGAACAAACACTGGAATTGGTAGAGCAGCACTACAGAATACAACATCTACAATTGCAACTCTTGGCACAATAGTTCCAGGTAGTGGATATACAGATGGAACTTATTCTGCAGTAAACCTTACTGGTACTGATTATTTCCCTTTTGCTCAGGCAGATATAACTGTATCAGGTGGAGCAGTAACTGTAGTTACAATAGTAGGCTCTGGTGGTATCAGAGTTGGATCATCTTTAGTTATTGATACATCTGTTGCACCTGCAGGCTTATTGACTGGTACAGGATTCTCTGTTCCAGTTGCAACAACAAACTTTGGTACTAACAATACAGCCATTGGTCGTTTTGCTGGTCAAAATAATAATACTGGTTCAGGAAATGTATTTATTGGAAATGCTGCAGGGCAGAACGAAGGATCATCTAATAATCTATATATATCTAATACAAACACAACAACACCTTTGATTAAGGGTAAGTTTGATCCTGCTGGAGGATATGGTGGATCTTTAACAATTAATGGCACTCTTATTATTGTAGGAGGAACTCCTCCAGCAACAGCATCAAGCACAGGAACTGCTGGAACAGTTATAGCAGATTCAGACTATATATATATCTGCATAGCAGCCAATACTTGGAAGCGAGTAGGTATAAGTACATGGTAAAATTAACTAATGGAAAAGGGTAATCAAATATGAGTCTATCTAAAAGACTAAAAACATCTGGTGAAGCCAGAGACATGAACAGTCAGTATATTCTTCCACTGATTCCACCTCGTCCTTTATTTGGTGTTGCCAATACAGGTACATATGTTGACACAGAGTCTGCTATTCGCACATCTACTGTCTATGCATGTGTAAGACTACTTGGAGATACTATTTCTTCATTGCCAATGGGTGCTTATGTACGCAGAGGACGCAATCGTTTATCTTATGCATCAGTTTATGGAGATGTTCCAGCATGGATTAATACTCCAAACCCAGAACAAACAAGACTAGAATTCATTGAGCAAGTAATTACTTCTATGCACCTACATGGCAACGCATTTATTTTGACGGTACGAGATAGTGACAATGAAGTAACAGAACTATATGTGTTAAACCCAAATGAAGTAAGAATTGAAAGACCTATCCCAGGAGAACCACTTGTTTACAGAGTTAAGGATATAGACAATGGTCTATATGATCAGATTCTAACAAGCAATGAAGTTCTTCACATTCCACTATTTAGAATGCCAGGATCATACTATGGATTAAGCCCAATTGGTGCTTGCCGTATGTCTGTTGGTATTGCACAGGCTTCTGATACATATGCAGCCTCATACTTTGGTAATGCTGCTAATCCTGGTGGAGTTATTGAAGTTGCAGGAGAATTGAATGCAGAACAAGCAAGAGATATTGCTACTAACTGGCAAGAATCACACTCAGGTCCATACATGGCAGGTAAAGTTGGTATTCTTTCTGGTGGTGCAGCATTTAAGCCACTATCGCTAAATGCACAAGATGCACAACTACTTGAAGCAAGAAAATTTAATGTTGAAGACATTGCAAGAATCTTCCGTGTTCCACTAACACTACTAGGACACCCTGTTGCAGGTGCTATGTCTTACTCATCTGTAGAAGCACAGAACCTTTCATTTGTACAGTATTCATTGCGTTCATTGCTAGAGCGTTTGGAACAATCACTATCTCCACTACTTCCTGAGTCAGATGGATTTATTAGATTTAACCTTGATGCACTTTTGCGTGGTACTACAATTGAGCGTTTTGATGCATACACAAAGGGACTAAGAGAAGGTTTCTTGTCACTAAATGATGTACGCAACTACGAAGACCTATCATCACTTGGTGATTCAGGAGATCAGTATAGACTTCCTCTACAAAACATTGATGCTTCACAAGCACCACTTGTTGGAGATAAGATGAAGGCTGAGATTGCATCTATCCTTGTCCAGGTTGGTTACAACCCAGATGATGTTGCTAAGATGCTAGACATGACAGATCTAAACCACACAGGATTGCCTTCAGCACAATTGCAGCAGGTAGCCCTAGTTGATCCAACAGATCCTGAATCAGTTTATGATACTAAGGTGACGGAATAATGCCAGTAGACAATGTTCCACAGTTCATTAGAGATAATGCACAAAGAGGTCTAGACTACCTGTCAGAAGGTTTTGGCGGAGATGGTTTAACTGAAGGAACAAAGTCTGCAGCAAGAGAGATGGCAAAAGGCAATATCTCTGATGACAAAGTAAGAAAGATGGCACCTTGGTTCGCAAGACACAAGGCAGATGGACAAGCACCACAGAACAAAGACTCTTCAGACCCAGGATATCCTGGTGCTGGATTAGTTGCTTGGCTACTATGGGGTGGCAACGCAAACTTTGATGATGCTGCTCAGGACTGGGCACAACGCCAAATAGATAAATTAGATAATGAAACTAATAAAGCAAGGAGCAAGATGAAAAAGACAGAACGCCGTACCTTTACGGTCAGAGACATAGAGGCAAGACAGGCAGAAGACGGTACTATGCGTATGGCAGGTTATGCTGCCGTGTTTAATGAGGCTTCCTTGCCACTACCGTTTATTGAGAAGATTGCACCTGGTGCATTCACAAAGACACTACAAGAGACACCAGATGTTCGTTTATTGGCTAACCATGAAGGATTACCTATGGCTAGAACAAAAAACGGTACAATGAGATTATACGAAGACGAAACAGGACTATACTTTGAAGCAGAGTTGGCAGACACACAAGAAGCAAGAGATCTTTATACACTCGTTGCTCGTGGAGATGTAGACCAAATGTCGTTTGCTTTCCGTGTTATTCGTCAAAACTGGAGCAAAGACCGTACAGAAAGAACCCTTACTGAGGTAAGCCTTGCTGACGGAGATGTATCAATCGTCACATATCCAGCATACCCAGCAACTTCTGTAGAAGCAAGAGAAGCAATTAAGAGAGCAATTCTTGAAATAAAAGAGGGCAGAGAAGTAACTGGTGATTCACTACTAGTATTAGAAAGCGTGTTTGGAGACTTAGCAGAAGGTCATGAATATATCATGAAGGCTGTAGAAGTCATGGGTACACTACTTGGCAACAACGGAGTAGAAGGCGAAGGCGAAGAGTCTGAGTCTCCACTAGAAGATGTTGAAGCACAAGAACTAGAAATGTCTGCAAATGTTATAGAAATTACAGATGTTCCTGGACAAGGTGCAAAGATTGTTGGAGATTTCCCCTCAGTTCTAAACTTCCTACCAGACAACATGCCAAGATCAATGTCTCTACGCTTAGCACAAGCAAAGAGAAACACAATAAAATAATATTCCTATCTAACAAGATAGGTAGAAGTCGGAGTTAGGCTCACACCCGTAAGCGTCGTGAAATCCATAACCACCACCTCAAACTAAACAAACTCACAAAGGAGAACAATAAATGTCTTATTTAGACAAAGTAATTGAACGCCGTGATGCAGTTAAGGCAGAGTTGGACGCAGTTCTTGAGGCAGTAGCCGTAGAGAACCGTACAGACCTTACAGAAGATGAATCAGCAAAGGTTGATACCCTAGTTGAAGAGTCACGCTCACTAGATTCAAAGATTGAAAAGTTGACTGCTCAGGCAGCAGCAGATGCTAAGGCTGCAGAGGCTCGTTCATCAGTAGCAGGAATCGCAATGCCAGCAGCAGTTGGCGGAGCAAAGGTAACTCGTGAAGCCCGTACATACTCTGCAGACAATGCAGATGTATCATTCGTTAAGGATGCATTTACTGCTAAGTTCAGCAATGACTATGCAGCACAAGAGCGTCTTGCTCGTCACACTCGTGAAGAGGAAGTTGAGCGTCGCTCAGTAGGAACTGGCAACTTTGCTGGTCTCGTAATTCCTCAGTACCTAGTTGATCTAGCAGCACCATTTGCTCGTGCAGGTCGCCCAACAGCAGACTTCGCAACAAACAAGATGCTTCTTCCAGCAGCAGGTATGACACTAAATATCTCACGCATGACTACTGGTACATCAACTGCAATTCAGGCTGCTGAAAATGATGCAGTATCAAATACAAATGCTGACGATACACTATTGACTGTGAATGTTCGTACAATCGCAGGACAACAGGATATCTCAAAGCAGGCAATTGAGCGTGGAACAGGTATTGACCAGTTCATCATCCAGGATCTTATCCGTGGATGGCACACAACACTTGATAACCAGATCATCAATGGTGATGGTACATCAGGTGCAATGCTTGGTATCCGTTCAACAGCAGGTATCAACGACATTACATACACAGAAGCATCACCAACAGCAGAAAATCTATATCCAAAGTTGGCAGATGCTTACCAGCAAGTTCAGACAAGCGTATTCCAGAATCCAACACATTGGATTATGCACCCACGCCGTCTAGCATTCCTACTTGCATCAGTTGACCAGGCAGGTCGCCCATTGGTAGTACCAACACTTGGTGGACCAATGAACGCAATGGCTACAGGTGCAGGACAAGCATTCTACGGTAACTCAGGTTACTCATTGATGGGTCTACCTATCGTTGCAGATGCAAACATCACAACAACAGCAGGTGCTGGTACTGATGAGGATCAGATCTATTGCGTAAATGCAAATGAACTACACCTCTGGGAGCAAGCAGGATCACCATTCGCATTGAACTTTGATGCAACAGGTGCAGGCTCACTCACAATCAAGTCTGTAGTCTATGGATACTCAGCATTTACTGCTGGTCGTTATCCAGGAGCAGTTTCCAAGATTTCAGGAACTGGTCTAGTAGCACCTACATTCTAA